GGTTTATGTTCTAAATATCTACATACATGTGGATTGGCATTAGGGTTTGTTAGTTTACTTGCCATAACCATTGCAGCATCTTTTGTTTTAGTTTTATAGCCAGCTTGTAACAAAGCATCTGTTTTAGTGATTTGCCCCCATTGACTTACTAATATATCAATAAACTTTTTTTGTTTATTAGTTAAATCATCTATTGTTCTAACCTGTTTACTTCGTTGTGGCATATATATCTCTATACAAAAAATATTTATTTTTTATTTTTTTCTGCAAAACAGTCCTCTCTTTTCCCAAAAAACAGGAAAAATTCCCAAAACTTTCCCAAAACTATTTTTCTGTAATACTATGTTTTCTGCTGTTTTTTCCATTTTCCCAAAACTTTTGCTTATTTTACACTTATGTTTTTAAAAAAAAGTTTGTATAGAAACATATAGTACAAATAACTTTTTAACAAAAACATATTGACTTTTCCTTCAAATACCTATATTTATAAGATGATTGTGTATTCACAATCACTCCGTTCGTTTGGTATAGAGTGGTGAGTTTATTTTTTGTGTTCTTACCACTCTTTTTTTATGCGACCACATTACAAAATACTGTTGACACATAGTAATTACTGATTGATTTCATTTTCTTTCTTATTTCTTTCATTTCACATTTTAATAAACGTCTTCTTCTACTCTCTGGCTCACGATTCGAGCACGTTGATAAACTGTTATATTTACTCCACATTACATGTTTAATGGTAAATTTTATGTGTTTATTTTCTAGTGCATTCTTGTAAGCATAAGTTACATCATCAGGATCCAACATAGCCCAACTACAAACCATGTCAAAATCTTTGCAGTTAGATACAATCCAATTATGTGCTTTTTGTTTAAAGGTAGATGACTTACGATCTCCTCTAGTAATCATACAGTCTTCTAAAGCATTAACTACTACTGCTCTCCATAAATAATTTTCTTCACATAAATTATCGTGATTTAATAACGTGCGTGAAAATTTGTAACCCATTCTCATAAGAAATTCGGTAGAGGGTGGTTGAAATTGCTGCTTCGTAGCCACTCTCTACTTCCTCACTAATGGTATAATGTTGTCATATTTTACGTGAGCATTTTTATCATGTAAATCTGCATAAAAAACAGGGTCAAAACCACTATCGTAACCAAAAGTTTCTCCTTGATACAACCCTTCCATAACTGCTACAACTTTTTTGTACTCTTGATGGTTGAGCTTTTTATGTAAAATACGAAGACAATCTACAAAAAATTTCTTCTTATTTAATACTTCCATATGACCTCCAGTTTATAACTGGCTCGTCATTCGTGCTTCATGCTAACTTCTGTTCTTCTTCGTTTTCCCATTCATATACAGTCTCGGTGTAACCTTCTCCAACACACCAAAAACATGTTTGTGTTTGCACGTAACTTGATATTCTTCTAATAGTTTTATAACCATTACCTTTACAGTGCTCACATATTTTGTGTTTTTGTACTAACTTCATTCTATCCTCCGTTTTTTGATAGTTTAATTAAATTCTTTCTAAATTTATCATAATCCTCTTTGTTATCTTTTGCTACATTTTTTATATAGTCTTCTATCAGTTTTATTATAGTTCCTGATAGCTTTCTATTTTTCATCATAGAAATACCACGTACTGCGTGATAATTATCTATACTTACTGTTATGCTCTTCCAGTTTTTATTGTCCATATTTTCTCCTTTTATTAATCATGACAAAAACAAACATCATCTGACTTATCAAAGTCAAACAGGTCCATTTGGCTTTTACTAATCTCAAGCATAGTTTTATAGTCTGGTCTATCGTGTCTGAATACAAAACCATCTTTCGATTTGTCTCCTAATTGTTTCTTTTCTTGGTCCATCCACCATTGTGCTTTTTCTGGATAGTTCTTCATTATATTCATAATAGTGTTCTTACCTTTCAAGAAACATAAATCACAATTACCAAGTGGTGTTTTACCATTAATACCTGGTAATCGTAAATCAAAATCATTGTTTTTCCAAAACGCTGCTACATCTCGTACTGTTTTCTTTTCTATGTGTAGTGGTGCTTCACTATCCCATCTCTCTTTATCTTTTGCCCTGGACAATCTTGCAACCCTATGTGGTTCATCATATCGTAGACCAACATAATTTACCCAATACTTAAATCCTTGTGATAACATAAAATCCTTCATCGGTTTTATCTTTAACTCTGACGTACAGTATCTTGTTACTGGGTTTGGTAAAAATTTTCTTTTGGTAATTAGCTTATCGTAGGGCTCCCCGTTCCGTGATGCGGAGTTATGGTTTACTTCTACAATCTTATTCTCTTCATCCCACTCGATCCAGTGAATCTTAACATTCCAATGTTGCTCACAATCTCGTACAAAATCTAATGTCTCGTGCATTTCTTTGCCAGTATTCGAAAACACTACTCTTACATCATCTGGCAACTTATTATCATAGTAATCTAATATCTGACGTAACATATACCCTGATGTTCTACCACCAGAAAAACTAATGCAGCCCGGAGTGTCCAGGTCGAAACCTGACACTCTATCGGTTCTGCGTATAAGTTCTTTAGCTTTCGTCATGACGTAAGTTTTCCTTCATTATACAATTTACAACCTTACTTGGTTCATCACCAAGATAAAGGTTTTCTTTTATTAAAGATTCACAATGCTCTCTTGCCATAGTGCCAAACTTATGTTCAATATGATCTAGAGCATCATCATAACAATCTTCTTCTGCAATATCATAAAACTCTTCTTCTACTTCCATTAAAAAGTTTTTTATTTTACTCACGATATTCTTTCAACCTTCCTTTGTCTTCTGACTTCATAAATTCTTCACCGAATGCAGCTTTATTTATCTTTTGTATTTGTTTTTTATATTGCATTATCTTATTTTCACACATTTCTATACAAATATCAGCTAAGCCAAGCAAAGGACTTCTATGTGCCTTTTCTATCAAATCTTCTTGTCTCTTTATCTTCTTAAGTATAGCATTTAATCTAAGTCTATTTATATTAACAATATTACTCATTATTTTCCTCTTCAATAAATTCTAAATCAACTAAATCAGCAATGCGTAGTTTTTTCATAATTGTAGGACCAATAAAAGGATGACCCTCTTCTAATTGTTGATACTTTCTAAGATTCATACCTAACATACCGATTGTAATCATATCTTTTTGTGTGATGCCATATCTTGCTCTCCATTTAGTAAGTTCATCAATATTGGTTATTATAGTTTTAATTGCATTTGAATCTTCAGTTTTTATTTGTTTTAATTTTAAAGTAAATCTGTTTTCTTTACAGACTTTATATAAATATTCTTTTTCAGTTATCATTACGCCACCTTTAATGGTTTTAATAATGACCAGTTCTTTTTCTTGGACTCTTCTGTCATCAACAATTCATCGGCTGCTTTGTATCCTTTTTTACCTATCATAATCTTATGTGTTTCTTCTAATGGTATTCTAATCGTAATCTTATTCTTAGGATTATACCAGTAAGAAGTAGTTATCTTCATTATATGTAACTTTATGTGTTGTGGTGTTACATATAACCAGTCTGAGTTCTTAAATGATTTTATCTTTCTTTTCTGTTTCATGTTTCTCTCCGTTATGTTGTGTGGGTGACGTGAAATAAATATAGTATGTTAAGGAGTGTCACCCACTTTACATGTATTCCCAAAGTTACATTGCACACAAGAGCTTTGGTTAATAAGATTCCCATGACTGATATTATCAGCCGTGCATTTTGTCCCACTTAATAAATACATAATAAAACGTTATCCTAGTTTAACGGATAAGTCAACAACTTTATACTGCCTCACCAAAATTTTTTCCAATAGCTACATCAACTACACTAGGCACATTCAGATCCATACACTTCTCCATTGTATTTTTTATCTTTTCTATCTGGCTCTTATCTTCCACGTTAAAGCATAGTTCATCGTGTATCTGTAATATCGGTTGAATGCTTAATTCTTCTTTACAAGCAACGATTGCAGCTTTTGTTTGATCGGCTGCACTACCTTGTATTAATCTATTCAAAGCTTTATAGGTATAACATCGTTTGATATTGTTTCTACCATACTTTGCTACTGCGTTATCAAATTTTTCTGGTGTGTATACTCCGAAGTCTTTTGGCTCCCATAGATTAAATCTACACTTACGACCTTTTTTTGTTCGTATAACACCAGTCTCATTTGCTTTACGCATACAACGATCCGAGAGCTGCTTAACAAAAGGTACCTTGTCATTGTATTTGTTTATTAAGGCTATAGCTTCATCATACTCAAGACCTAACATGTTCGATAGTTTGTGCTTACCCATACCATACATTAGACCAAGCCCGATAGTCTTTGCTTCCTTACGACCAATACCACATATGTCAGCCACAGTTTGATGAAAGTCAGCATCTGCATTTGCATATGCCTCTACTAACTCTTGGCTACCTTCGTACCCTTCACCGATACTACTAGCGTAATGAACCACCAGTCTAGGCTCCTGTTGAGAGTAATCAAAACTTCCCCATTCACATTTTTCTTCTGGTAAAAATAATCCTCTTATCAATGGACCAAAGTCTTTGTTTCTAGCAGGCAGTTGTTGGAGATTTGGATTTGACATTGACAGCCTGCCAGAAACAGTTCCACCATTGTCAGACCTAAGCTGATTAATCTCACCAAAG